ACTAGGAATAGCTAATGCACCATGCGATGCAATTGTTGCAGGTATTTCAATCAAAGGTGTTATGTAGTCACCTATTCTTGCTTTAGGTTTTTCAACAACAGGCATAATGCGTTCGCCTTCACCTACAGGCACATCTGGTGACGCATTTATCATAGGTGCATCTTGCCATGAAGAAGATTTACTATTAACTAATGGTGCATCTTGCCATCCCATTATGGTTTTCTCCTAACATTGCCTTTTGGATCAATGAATTCTGTTCCTGATTCTAAAGCAGCATAATCAGCGTCAGATTTTATAGTAACAGGTTTATTATTTTTACCATTAGATACTTCTTTAGAATAAGCATCTAATTCTTTAGAACCAGGTCCTGCTTCAATTTTCATTGTTCTAATTGCTAATTCTCTTGCTTTAGCTTTTTGTTCAATATTTTTAGGGCCATCGCCTTTTTGTGGGAAATATTTTTCATCTTCTATTTTAAATTCATCGTCACTAATTACTGCTCCTGATTCTTTACGCAATACAGCAGTAATAAAATTTCTCTTTGCTTGCAGTAATTGACCTTGTTCATCAGTTGATAAGTAATTAGCAATTGCGCCTGTTGTGCCGCCAATAACAGGTATATCTGCTAACCATCTTGCTGAACTAGGTTTTATAACTCCTTGTTTTGCTAAATCACTAAGAATGTTGTTTGATTCAATCATTCGCATACCATACGATGTAGCTTTAGATTGCACCTCAGTTAAACTCTTAGGATTAAATTCTTGATTAACTTTTTCTTTTTCATAATTAGCAGTCCATTCACGTTGTTGTTTAGGACTTAAATTAGCTGGTGGTTTAGGAGTTTCAGCAAGTTGACCACCTTGTCCTGATTGATAATAACCACTCATTTTTTGCAAATATTGATTTACAGGAACATTTAATTGAGGATTAGTTTTTCTATCTGCACCACTTAAATTTAAAACGTCAGCAGCAATTTTGTTTTGATTTTCAGGTTTTAATAAAATAGGAACATTACCAGCACCTACTGCATGAGCTAAATGTAGATTAACATCATTAGGTTGTACACCTGCATTTTTTAATGCCTGTGAATTTTGTTGTTTAAATGCTGTGTATAATTTTTCTTGATTTTCTGGTGAAAATTGATCAGTTTCTTTTAAACCTGCAAGTGGCAATAATCCTTTTAATGTCGAAGGTAAAAATTGATACCGACCTACTGCGCCTGTATTGTTTGCCATTCTAGGTGTTGATTCAGTTAATACTTGCCCTATTGATAATTGACTTAATGATTTACCGTATTTCTTGGTAATTGCTGGATCACCACCTGTGTTTGAATAGCCGAAAATAGCATCGTATCCTGCCTTACCACTTTCAGTAGTTGCAATAATATCTTTAGGTGTCATGCTAGAAAGATTAGTTGAACTAGATACAGGATTAGATACATTAATGCCTTGATCTTGTAATTCTAAAAGTTCTTTAGGTGTAAAGTCTGGCTTTACTGAACCTTTAATAAAAGTAGTGGCTGGATTTGCTGCGTTTGTATTAACCCAACCATGTACTTCTTTTCCATTAATGTATTGTGTACTTGATACCCAATTAGCTTCTTTAGGAGTTGAATGAATAACTCTTGTCTTACCATCAGCCCCAATTTCAAGAATAGACTCTCCAGCTTTAGCAGTTTTATACTCAGGTGCTTTAGTCATTTGAGTTAATAATGTGCCTGCAAACTGTTTAGCTATAGGATTATTTGAATTTGATCCTCTTAATATTGCTGCCATAGGATTAGGTGCTACACCCACTTGATTTTCAACATTAGGCATTGCATAACCTTGATCATCTTTTGCCAATAAAGGTTTAACTGCAGGTTTATAGTCTGACGTACCTTTATATTCTTGCAACATATTTTGTAAATCTTCAGCACCTCTAGTTCTTATCGCTTCTGCTAATTTGGATGCTTTAACATCGCCTTCTTCAAGCATACTTTTACCAACGTAAGTATTAACTAATGGCAAAATGTTTTGAAAAAAACTAGGCGCAACATATCTACCACTTATCATTTGACCTTGTGGTTGTTGATTTTGTGACATCAACATTTCTGCCATACGTTGCTGACGAGTAATGGCTTGTTGTTGTGCGTAATCTTCTGGCGATAATAGACCTAGTTCATTTGCCATTACATACTCCATCCAGCGTTAGGATTGTAATTATTGCCATAAAATTGTTGTGCAGTTGTAGCTGCTTGACCAACGTCAGGCTGTAAAGGATCACGACCAAATTTAGAGTTCATCCACGCTTGTGCATTTTGCATAGGTGTTACACCGTCTTGCTTTCTTAATGCTTGTGCCAATGCCACTTGACTTGCACTCCCACCTAATTGTTGACCTTTTTGTGTCATTCCAGCTTCTTGCACTTGTTGATTTTGCTGTTGTAACGCAACATTTTGCATTGCTTGTTGCTGTGCAATATTTTGAAAAACAGGTGATAAACCTTGCTGATCTTGAGGTAAGCCATTAGGCATATACATTGATGTGTAAGGATTATCCATTTAACACTCCATAATTAACCATTTTGTAACCATCAGGTCTAGTCATAACTGCTTTAGGCATAACTTGTTCTACTTCTTGTGCCATTACACCAATAAACTTACCATAACCAGCTTCTTCTTTCCATTCAGGTTTGTATTCGTACTCATAAACAGGTAAGCCATTAGGCATCCATCCTAAATGTTTAATGTTTTCTTTCATTCTAATATCTGATGCCATAATGCCTGCTGCACCTAATCCCATTAACCCTGAATTAAAGTTAGCTTGTGCAGCGTTTCTTGCATTAAAGTCACCCATTTGTGCGTTATAGCCCATTTGTGACGCACCTAACATATCTGCACCTGACGTTGTTGCTTGTTGTGGAGCATTGACGAATGTAGGATTTTGAACTTGTGCGCCAGTCCTTAATGCACTCAAGGTATTTAAAGGCATATTGTATTTAGTTAATTGCTGATTAAATTCATTTTGATTAGCAGCTAAACCTGTATTAAATCCTTGCGTTGTTGCACCTAATAACAAGTCATTTTCTTTTTGACCTTGTGACATCATTGCTCGATTGTAAGCCTCAGAACCTACTGGTATGCCTGAGTTTGCTAATTGATTACTTAATGCTTCACGACTCTGATCAATCTGTGGCTTTAGTCGTTTCATATAAGCATCTTGATATGACTGACCTGCATCTATACCCATTTTTGGCAAGTTAGGATTAAATCCTTGTGCCATCGTGTTTTGCACTTGACCTAACTGTGCATTAATTGTGCCACCTAAACCTAGACTGGTTCTATTTTGAGTATCGAGTAATGCTTGACCTGTTGGTGATAAAGAAGTTGTTGCAGTCCATGTGGGATTACCATATGGATCTGTACCGTTTTGATTGTAAGTTAAGTTTCCATAAGGAGTTACTTGATTAACACGATTAGCAGCAGAAGCAGCTCTTGCAGCATCTAAGTTTCCTGTTGCTGTCTCTTGTGCCGCAGCTCGATAATCAGGAGCTGGAGGCGCACTCGGTGCAGGCCCTAATCCCAAAAATCCACCACCACCCATATCATTCTCCTATTAAATTTCTTAGAGGACATTGGATGTCTAAAAACCGACAATCTTCTCTCCTCATAGTCATAATTACTAAATCCCCATCCATATGAGCATGAGGTATTTCAGCTACAATCGTGAAGCCTAAGTGTCGGTTTAACCTTAGTGCATCTGTGTTATTAGCACATACTTGACCTATTATAACTTGTAAATTTAATTTATTAAATGGGTAATCAAATGTCGCCCACAATAAATCTTTACTTGCCCAATTACAGTCTGTTGCACCAATATGAATCTGACACGCATTTGGCATAAAATTGTTAAAACCTACTACTGCTACTATCTGACCATCTATTTCTTGACCGATACATCGTGTATCTTCAGGTAATGGATGATTCATTATTCTAACTAACCAATCACCCAAATATTTCTGATTTTCAGTCGTAACTCTCCTCAAAGCACACCAAATCCTGACTCTATTACATAATCAACTGAAGCCCATCTAAAGTCAATGCCTTGTGATGCTACGTTGAGGTTGATCGATCCACAGAATCCAAGTCCTGTTACTCCTTGCCAATATCTACTCGTAACTAATCCACCACCCCATATTGACTAATCCCATATTGCTTTGTCCCATAAACCTATTCGACTAATCGCAGGATTAAATGCAACTTGATTAACTAATGGTTGTGTATCAAAGTCGGTGCTAATGCCACATAAAACGGTCGGTAAGCCATTATCTGTTTGAAAGACAGGTCTAACTAATGTAAATCTTTTAAGTTGTCCTGGTGTGTTGAAATAGCTGTAAGCTTGTTGACAAGTGCCAATGATGTTTGCACCATTGTCGCTAAATCCTGTAAAAAACTGACCGACATATCCATTGCCACCAAAATACATATTTTCGTCACCTGCAACTACAAAGCAATTAGCACTTATATTTGTAAATTTTGCCCATGACTTATTGATGGTATTCATCACATACTGTTCAATGCCATTATTAGTTGGTATGTTCAAAATCAACATATTGGACTCAGCAAGGTAGTTGATTTGCCATCCAAAGTTTGCATAATAAAGGCTACACGCTTGCGATACTGCGTAATAAATCTTATCCGTCAAATTAATTCTTGGATCTAATCGACTCGATTGCAACTGTGCTGTTAATGGTACAAGTCCATCTTGACTTAATAACAATAAGTCACCACCCCATTTGAAGAAACATCTACGGCTAAAAGTTTGACCTAGTTGCCACAATCCTTTCATTGCCCATTCTTTAGGATCATTAGGATCTGTGCCTTGATAGACAATGATTTCACCCATCGAACTAACGAATACGGCTAAGTCATCAACACCGTACCCTGCATCTAAAGTCCATGTTCCCATTGCTTGTAAGTAGCCACCATTGCGAAAAAACGCACCTAAAGCAAAGTCTTTTGCTACACCTGATATAGCAGTTACATCTAAATACCAAAAGCTTAGACTATTGTTCTGACAAAAATACAATCTGTTTTTAAATAAATTGACGTTAACAAATGTGTTACTGTTAACTCCTGTAATGCCATTAACTGTGTATGAGCCTACAACTGACGCATCTACTAATGGATCACTTACCAATTCATATAAAAACTGTGTAGGTGTTAAGACTAGAATTGCGTATGTACCATTGTAAACGCTAGGTGTTGCACCTGAAATCGTGACACGATTACCTGTCTCTAATCCATGTGGTGAACTTGTTGTTAGCGTTGCTGTTTTACTTCCAACTGTACCATGTACGATGCTTGTTATTGTCTGTGCTGTTGACGTTGTTGCCATTGTTGCCCATATTGAACCATCATATATGAGAACTGGATCGACACCATTACAAGCAATGATAAAGTCACCACCACTTGTGGACATATTGACAAATTGCCACTTGGAATCGCTTAATCCTGAAAAAACGACATTTGCTGTCGGTGATGTTACATCGTAAATATCAGCGCCTGCAAACGCAAACAATTCATAGCCTGTGCTTGTAGGATAATTAATTAAGGTATTAACTTGACCTGATATGCCTGTGCTTGTCTTCTTCCAACCTTTACGCAATTCTACGTCAGTCGGTGTGGGGAAAAAGTTTTCCATTTGCACAGCATCCAACGGTGGCATTTCTGCTAACGAATCTCGATTATTCCAACCACCTATGCACGCAGCCAATGATGTTGTAGTAGCCGTTCTGCGTTGAGCTTGTGCCATTATGAGCCGAATCCAGTATCGGGAATATTTGCCCAACCAATCAATACTGCACTAGGTTGTGGTGCAAATGATAGTGTTGCAGAACCTTTATCGTTTGCCTTAGCAATATTTAAATAACGCATATAGTCTTGTTGTAAAGACGTTGTATCAAACGATTTAATCTGAAAGTATTTAAGCTTAGTCAACAACACTAAAACAGTATCATCTAACACCGTTGTATCTGTATCTGCTTGAAAACTATTTAATACAGCGTTTGTAGCACTTCTTACAAATCCTTTTGATCTGTATTCAAAGCCTAGATACTCTTGCTTATTGTAAGGTGGCCATATTTGAAATTTATTTCCAAGAATTCTCCAACGCACTCTTGGCCCTGATGATATATAACCTGACTTTAACCATTGCCATTGTTGAGCATCAACTGGCCCTAACATTTGCCAATGTTTCGTCTTGTCCCAATGAGTATTGTCTGTGATCGTTTCATAGTCAGGAGGTAGTGGATACATTGTCTGTGCTAAAACAATTGAACCTGAGCCACTTCCTGAAGCCTTTTGACTCATAATAATCTCTTTAGTCGTATTGTCAGCAGAGACTACATAAGTATCTTGATTAATGTTATTGCCTGTAATTTGCCAATTCTCATTAACTGCCGAGATGTCTGTGGTAGACATCACGACTAAATTGGGGTAATTGGTGACAGTAGTTCCATCGGTATTGATGGCGTTGGTGTAGAACCGATACTCAAGTTCTAATGCTTGCCAGTCATTTTCCTTCACTAAGTCGTATCCCGCCCTATTCATTAACGCTAATACTTGTTGAACGTCTTGACTAGGATTACCAACAACATAAGTAGGAATTGCTAAGTTTAACTCCGATGTTACCTGTTGAACTAATTGCAATAAGTTATAAGACATAAAGAATCCTTACTTGGTTAAGTTTGTTCCCAAGTAATCAGGATCTTCATTCATTATATGACAAAAATCCTGTACTTTTCAAACTATTTGATGTGCAACTTCTTCTTGAGGATCAACTTTTTCTTTTACTCTGCGAGTTCTAGTTTTCTTTTCCCCAACAGCCAAAAGAATTTGTTGCATCTGCTCCTGCATTAAAGCCAATTTTTCATCGGTCTCTTGCTTAACCTTGATAAATTCAAGTTCTTTTTCTGCAAGTTCATTCTTTAACGCATTAATTTCATTCTCTCGTTTATCGGTCTCAGCTACATTTGTTGCCAAATTTAAGAATGATTTAGCTTTATCGCGGAATGCGTACGGCGACATTCCACAAGCCATTCCCATTCTCTGTAATTGTTGATCTGAAGCGTTTGCAATGCTCTCTACTGTGTAAAATCGCATTGCTCTGAGTTCTTCTGCTTGGCTTTTGCTAACCAATGACCACTCAGCAACAGGTGTACCAATAATCTCTTGATCATCTTTACCAATTCTATTTTGATATTGCGCCCATTGCACAGCAAATCTATGCTTATGACTCGGTAACGCATATGTATCAATTTCTGTTAGCGTATCACCTGCTACACAAATATGCACAAAGTCAAATTCTTTATAAATTGGTCGACCTGCTTCGAGAGTTTCTTGTTCTTGTTGAACTGGTCTTTTGTAAAATCTGACCTGTAAACGTGAGTCAGCATTGTGTTCGTCACTTGGAAGTGCCATAGTATTTCTCCTCAAGGAATTAAGGTGTGAAAAAAAGAGAAGACTTTTCAGTCTTCTCTCTTATTTTACAACAATATTACTAAAAATCACACTGACGCAGTCGCAAACCAAGCAATGTCGTTTGTTGCTAAAGCTACGGCTGGAGAAGCATAAGTGCCACCAGTCGCAGTTGCAGCGAATGTCGTTGGATTAACGCTACACACAGTCGTTCCTGCAGTAATTGCTGCAGCAGCTTTTGCTAAAACATAACGCTTGCCATCATTGCCCCATGCTTGCAATCCTAATGGCCCGATTGTTGGAATTGGAGTTCCTTCAGAATTAGGATTAGTGTTAACAGTACTATAAAGGTTGATTCCTGATAGAGGAGTTACTGAATATGCCATGATATTTTTCCTTTCGTTTATTTAAATTAAGCAGTACCAGTCAAAATACCTTGTAATGAGGCATTTGAACAAGTTAAATTGCCGGCCCAGCCAAAAAGCTTCACGATCGCATCCTGATTGATGGACTGTCTTTCACCACCAATAGGTACAAAATTACGTTCTTTATGAGGTCTGAGGAAAATGTAGTTAGTATTCAAGAAGTACATATACAATGCATTTTCTTGTGAACCAATACCACCCCCGAGTACAACGTCTGCTGACATACCAC